GGATCAATTATTGCACCACTTTCAAGTATCAGCCATACCAGCCACACATTGCTGCCAGACGCCACGGCATTTTTTAATGTGATTAACGCCCGCGTTTCTGCAATAGTGCGCAAGATTTTGAGACCATCGTTAATGCAATTCATGAATAGCGACAACTACATCATCCGTGTGGCATCAATTTTTAGAGCGCTGAAACTTGCCCCAGGGCCAAATCTCGGTACTTTTGTTTAAATCCGTTTGGTCTCAATTCGGGCAAAAAAGTACAGGCAAAAAGTACCTACCGTGGGGCCTGAACTTGCCCTCTCACCGATTTCGCGTCATTGCTGCAAACAAAAGAATTGTACCGTCGCATTAATTTCACACATTCAGCGCAAGTTCTCTATTTCCATTGTCAATTGCAATCATTATCAATGTTTCAGCACAATCCGGTGGATGAGTAAGAATAATTGGACTAATTCCGTTTGCTCTTTTAAGCATGCAAACGGTGTTCTAACGAATGTGCGAGAACGAAACTCTAATAATTCGCTCGGCGTTAAACTCGGATATAAACGAACAATTTCAATGTATCCGTATTTACATGCATGTTTGAATGCTTGAGAATTGTTTGCTGCAGGCCTCTTTTCGGTCGAGCGGACGATGTGCCCGTGTAGGCATGCGGAATCTAAGACACCGTTTTTTCTCGAATGTTGCGGAGTGGCGAACAAACGCTGTGGCATCAAATTTTGCACACCTTGAAGTATAATGGGTGGCTTGATGCGTTTTCCGTGTGTCCATGAATACAAGCGACATTAAACGCTGCTCTGTGAAATTCAATCCATTCATTGTTTTTTAATCGTATTGCAATAAATTCACTCCTTGCCATAGGACACGCCACGGTCTGGCGGTAGCGCAAGGAGCAAACGAATAATTTCCGTGTGTCCGTATTCACATGCGACTCGAAGCGCTTCATTGTCGCGTGCTGCCGGATTAACCCCGCGGTCAAACGGAAGTTCAAGGAGCAAACGGACGATGTCTGTAAATCCCCGTGTACATGCATATCTTAATACTTCATTGTCGGTTGCCGCTACCCCTCGTTCTACCGGCAAATCAAGGATCAAACGGACAATTTCCGTGTGTCCGTAACACACCGCAAATCGAAGCGGTGCATTGTCCCAAATAGCTGGATCTATGCATCTTTCAAACGGCAAATCAAGGAGTAAACGCACAATTTCTGTGTGTCCATTGCGACATGCATATCGTAGCGCTTCATTGTCGCATGCTGCGGGCCTCTCTCTGGCGGTAGCGCCAGCAGCAGACGGACAATTTCTGTATGCCCGCGGTGACATGCGACTCGAAATATCACATTCTTGTCGTCGGTCGGATTAATTCCATGCGTAAGAAGCAAACGGAAAATGTCAATGTGCTACTTTGCAATGCGAAATAAGTATTTATTGGAACCGCTTTCAAGCGCTAAACCTACACGCCACACATTGCCAGACTGTACAGCATCTTCCAATCCTATCGTCGCTGGTGTTTCAGCAATTGTGCGTAAGATTTTCAACGAGTCCAAAATACCGTTTTTATCGAGTGCATCCATGCTACAAAACACACCGCGTTGCAATGCGGCATCAATTTTTCACACCTTGAAGTAATTGCACGATTTCCGTGAATCCACGGTCAATTGCAATCCTAATTAAATGATAACCATGAACACCATGAACACCATGATCACCGGGCCGACATACGTTCAAGAGCAGCCGAAAGATTTCCGTGTGCCCATGAATACAAGCGACATCAAACGCCGTTCTGTGAAATTCAACCCATTCATTGTTTTTTAATCGTATTGCAGTAAATTCACCCCTTGCCGTAGGATTTACACCTCTTTCTGGCGGCAGCTCAAGGAGCAAACGGACAATATCTATGTACCCCCTTTCACATGCATATCGAATCGGATCATTGCTCGAAATAGCTGGATCAACCCCTCTATCGAGCGGCAAATCAAGGAGCAAACGGACAATTTCCGTGTGTCCCAACTCATACGCATCTCGAAATGCGTCAGCACCTTTCTCGAGCGGCAAATCAAGGAGCAAGCGGACAATATTCGTGTGCCCGTTTCTACTTGCCCACCGAAGTGCATAATTGTCAATGGCAGATGGATTCACGCCGCGGTCAAGGAGCAGGCGGACAATTTCCGTATGCCCGCGGGAACATGCGATTCGAAATGCTTTATTGTAGTCTGTTGCACTTTCAAGCTCTAAATGTACAAGCCATACATTGCCAGACTTTACAGCATCTTCAAATGTGACAGGATATGGCGTTTCAGCGATTGTGCGCAGGATTTTCAATGAATCAGAAGCGATGATGCTCTTACACGGGTTCATGATGCCTAACACACGACAACACACACGACATCAATTTTTCACACGACACAAGACGTTTCGTCGGAAATTCATGCGGAAATGTTGGATACATTGGAGCAGGGCTTCCCAACCACTGTTCCGAGAAATTGAAGGAACAATGGAAGTGGCTGAGCTCGGAACAGCAGATGGGAACTCTAATAGGCTTCCCAGAACAGCTACTTTCAATTTTTTTGACTGTTCTTAAACTGCTATGGGAAGTCTTACATTGGAGTGCAAAATGAACACATGTTTACTTTAATATTCCTTTTCTGCCAAAACATTACACGAATTTGATAAAGCTCTCAACACCGCGCGTTTAAAACAAAACGTTTAACAAACATATTAAATTTAAATTAAGTTTGCATCAGGGTACAGTAATCGAGCTCTTTCCATGTATCCATTGAAGGATGCAAACCTAAACAATACAGTCATAATCTCTTTATTCGGTTTTTCCTGTTTTTCTAAGAACAAACGAACAATGTCTGTATGCCCGCGAAGAAATGCATCAATAAACGGCGTTTTAAATACCCAGTAAATATTCTTTTCGGAAACGGTAATCGTAACACGCTCATCGAAAACATCTTCAGCAGGATTTACGCCTCTTTCTGGCGGCAGCTGAAGGAGCAAACGGACAATTTCCGTGTGCCCGTGTTCACACGCGAGTCGAATTGCTGCGTTGTTGCATGCAGCTGGGTCAACGCCTCTTTCCAACGGCAAATCAAGGAGCAAGCGGACAATTTCCGTGTGCCCGTGTTCACACGCGAGTCGAAGTGCTGCGTTGTAGCATGCGGCTGGGCAAACTCCTCTTTCCAACGGCAAATCAAGGAGCAAACGGACAATTTCCGTATGCCCGTGTTTACACGCGAGTCGAAGTGCTTCGTTGTCGCATGCAGCAACGCCTATTTCCAACGGCAAATCAACGAACAAACGGACAATGTTCGTGAATCCGTTTGCACATGCACGTTGAAACGCTAACCCGTCGACCGTTCGACCACTTTCAATCCCTAAACGTACAAGCCAAACATTGTCCGATTTTACAGCATCTTCAAGTGTAACAGGCGATGACGTTTCAGCAATTGTGCGCAGGAGTTTCAATGAATCAGGAATGACGGATCGACAAATGCGCTCCTGTGTTGGATCCATGATTACCAAAACATAGCAATCACACGCTATCAATTTTTACCACATGGATGAAAAATTGACGCGCGCAAAGGACGTGTGTGAATACGATGCATGTCCAATGTTGCGAACATCACTCTTAAAAAGCTGGACTTGACATCGCTTTACACACACATCGTGCATTTGCGGATAAAATTGTTGCTACTGCAAAAATGGCATTGGAAACGGAATTGGTTCGCCTTGAACTTGAAGCAGAAACAACAGACGCAGTAGATACATGGACAACTTTAATCAAAACCCTCGAATGGTTGCTGAAATTTCCCACAATGCCATTGACATTTAGTACGTTTACAAGTGTCCTGACAGATGCACATGTGGAAAGCTGTTTCTAACACTTTCAGACATTGATCCGTCTGCAGATGATAATTTCGCAATTGGCTATGCAAGTGAATACGGGCATGCTGCAGTGGTAAAGGTTCTATTGGCGGATACACGCGTGGACCCGTCAGCAAACGACGAATATGCATTGGGACTGGCAAGTGCAGGCGGTCATTTAGATGTGGTCAAGGTGTTGCTTGCAGATCCTCGTGTTGATCCGTCAGCAGACGACAATTTCGCAATTTGCCTTGCAAGCGCAAACGGTCATGCAGATGTGGTCCAGCTACTTCTTGAAGACCCTCGTGTGGACCCGTCAGCCGACGACAATAATGGATTTGGGTCTGCAAGTGCAGGCGGTCATTTAGATGTGGTCAAGCTGCTGCTTGCAGACCCTCGTGTGGACCCGTCAGCCGATTCAATTCGCTTTGCAAGTGCACACGGTCATACGGATGTGGTCCAGCTACTTCTTGAAGACCCTCGTGTGAACCCGTCAGCCGACGACAATATTTCAATTCGCGTTGCAAGTGCAAACGGTCATGCAGATGTGGTCCAGCTACTTCTTGAAGACCCTCGTGTGGACCCGTCAACAAACATCAATTTCGCAATTCGCCAGGCAAGCGCTAACGGTCATATGGAAGTTGTCAAGCTATTACTTGCGGACCCTCGTGTTGACCCATCAGCAGACGACAATAATGCACTTCGCTTTGCAAGCGCAAACGGTCATACGGAAGTTGTCAATATGTTGTTAGCGGACCCTCGTGGACCTGTCAGCAAACGACAATAATGCACTTCGCGTTGCAAACGGTCGTACAGATAGACCCTCGTGTGGTAAAATGTTACCCTTGCGTAAATGCGTATGGCAATTCGCGCAACCACGACGATAAATGCTATTAACAGATGTATTGAAAGGCAATGGGTTTTTTGCATTTAAAACACTAAACGTGTTGCAAACCGTTGACAAAACTCGCTACCCGCGGGTCCAAAATTGACCCCCCCATGCACACACACCACAAAATTTATAGGATGGCTTCCGCATACGTTAAACTTTCGCAGCGCGAACACATTCTTCGGCGACCAGACTCCTATGTGGGTTCATTAAAAAGCGGACCTACAAAAATGTGGATTTGGGGCGACAATGTCGAATTGACGACCGTTGAATTTAACCCTGGTCTTTACAAAATTTTCGATGAAATCGTTGTAAACGCCTTGGATCACGCCACTCGCACACGCCATGCTGCAATCAAATCAAATCGCGTTACTGAAATCCGTTTCTGGCTGACTCCTACGGGATTCCGTGTGCGCAATGATGGCGAGGGAATTCCCGTCGAACTTCACACAGAAACGGGTGTCATGGTTCCTGAGCTCATTTTCGGCCACCTGCTAACATCGTCAAATTATGACGACACGGAAAAGAAAATCGTCGGTGGTCGCAACGGATTTGGCGCCAAACTCGCAAACGTCTTTAGTTCCGAATTTACGGTTCAAACGTGCGACTCGAAAAAACTGTATTCTCAAACGTTTCACGACAACATGACGGTTATTGACGCACCTGTTATTTCCGCGGCACCCAAGGGGGCCAAGCCCTTTACGGAGCTCAGTTCTGTTGTGGATATTTCGCGTTTTTATCCCGCAGGAACCACAACAATTCCCGACGACATGATGGCCGTGCTGCGTACGCGTGTTTTCAGCGTGGCAGCACTCGCGCGCGGCTGCAAAGTGTTTCTGAATGACAGTCCGCTGCCCGTGACATCCTTCGAGCAATATTGCCGGCGCATCATTAAACCTGGCGTCAAGCTCTTTTATGAACGCCCGAACGACCGTTGGGAAGTAGCGGCCGTATTGACCCACGATTTGTTTGCCGACCAGGCACCCGAAGATCGCCACATTTCGTTTGTCAACGGCATTTTCACTCGACGCGGCGGCAAACACGTAGCCGACGTATCGAGCGAGATTCTCGGCAAATTCTGCAAAGGACCGGGTGCAAAACTCGGCCTCAAGCCTGGGCAGCTCAAAGATGCCGTCACATTCTTCATCAATGCGACAATTGAAAATCCCGAATTTGAATCCCAATCCAAGGAAACGCTGACGACCCCACCCAAGGCATTCGGTTCCGTCTTCACAATTTCGGATGATTTCGTTACCCGTTTGGCCAAAGAGGGTGGTCTGCTCGACGAGGCACGGCTTGTGCTCGATAAATCCCTTAGCCGCGATGCCAAAAAGACCGACGGCAAACGCGAGGTGCGCATTCTGGGTATTCCTAAACTGGAAGACGCAACATTGGCTGGAAGTGCCCAAAGTGCGCAATGCACCCTGATTCTAACGGAAGGTGATTCGGCCAAATCGCTGGTAATGTCCGGTCTCAAAGTTGTCGGTCGCGACAAATACGGCGTGTTTCCACTCAAAGGCAAAGTCCTGAACGTCCGAGAAGCCTCGCAGGAAAAAATCAACAACAATGCCGAAATTACTACACTTAAGCGCATTATTGGTCTCAAAGCCGGTTTCAAATATACGTCGCTGTCCCAATTGCGTTACGGTCATCTCATGGCAATGACGGATCAAGATGCGGATGGTTCACACATCAAGGGTCTCATCATCAATTTCATTCACAACGAGTGGCCCGAGTTGCTCCAATTGGGTTTTCTGTCTTGTTTGATGACACCGCTCCTCAAGGCAACACGTGGCAAAACTGTGCATTCCTTTTATTCTGCGTCCGAATATGACACGTGGCGTTTGGCTCAGCCTGCGGGAGCACGCGGTTGGTCCATCAAGTACTTCAAGGGTCTGGGTACATCTACGGCAACGGATGCATGTGAATATTTCAGGTCCATGACAATTGAGCGCTTTACGTGGGATGAACACTCAAATCAAAATATCGAGCTTGCATTCGCTGCAAAATTGTCGGATGGTCGCAAAGGCCCCGAAGGACGCAAGGAGTGGCTGGATACATACGACCCGAGCCGTGTGATTTCCGTTCCTGCGGGTGGTGCAGACGTATCCTTTTCCCGTTTCATCCACGACGAGTTGATTCATTTTTCAATCAGCGACAACATTCGATCCATTCCGCATGTTATGGATGGGCTCAAGCCGAGCCAACGGAAAATCCTGTGGGGTGCTCGCAAGCGAAATCTGACGAGTGAGATCAAAGTTGCTCAGTTGGCAGGCTACATTTCAGAGCATGCGGCGTATCACCACGGCGAGGTGTCCTTGACAGAGACAATTGTGGGTATGGCGCACAACTTTGTGGGATCCAACAACGTGAATTTGATGATTCCGAGTGGTCAGTTTGGAACACGTATTGCGGGTGGCAAAGACTCTGCTGCCCCGAGGTATATTTTTACAGCCTTGGAACCGATTCAGGCAACCATTTTCCCCAAAACGGACGACGGAGTCTTGACGTGGGTATTGGATGACGGTCAATCGGTCGAACCCGAATATTATTTGCCCGTGATTCCGATGCTACTTGTGAACGGTGCCGCGGGTATTGGAACGGGATATTCTACCGACATTATGCCGCATTCGCCGCGAGACATCGTGAATGCGCTCCGCTCGCGATTGTTGGGCGAGGTTACGGATTTGACGTCGACTGAATTGAAACCGTGGTGGGATGGATTTCACGGGTCTGTTGCGTCAACTACGCGCCGTAGTGCCATTTCAACCATTACGCGAGGCGTGCATACATTCGACATCACGAATGGTACCGTGCACATTACGGAATTGCCGATAGGTAGGTGGACACATGCCTACAAGGAATTTCTGGACTCCTTGTTGCAAGCGGCTGCAGAGGAGGAAGCTGCTGCAACGGCTGCTCGACGTGCGAAATCCAAGGATGTTGTTGATGACACCAAAGCTACGAAAGCTACGAAAGCGGCCAAAGCCAAAGCATCCGACACGGAATCCGTTACATCCTCCGCCGTTCAGGGAAAACTCCTTAAAAGCTACGTGCCAAATTCAGACGATGTGAGTGTTGATTTTACGCTGACGCTGGATCCCGAATACTTTCACGAAGCGCGCACATTTCCCGCAGAGTTCGAGAAGAAATTCAAGTTGACAACATCGTTTGCAAACACCAACATGGTCGCGTTTGATTGCAACGGAAAATTGCGGCGATTTACATCCGTTGGAGAAATCCTCGAGACATTTTACGTGCGCCGGTTGGAGGGCTATGTGGCGCGCAAGGCGAATGAATTGGCCCGTTTGAACGCTGAGATTGTTGAATTGGATGCACGTGTTCGCTTTGTGCGTGCTGTGGTGGATGGCGAACTCGTGGTGGCAAATGCAAAGGATGAGGAATTGCTCGCGGGTTTACAGAAACTGGAATTGCCCATGCTATCTGACGGTGTTGACTTGAAGGGGTATGAATATTTGCTGAAGACACGGGTGGACCGTCTGAAAGCTGCTGCGGTCATCGAATTGACGGAAGACTTGGACACGGCACATGAAGAACGGCGACTTCTGGAAAAAGAAACGCCCGAGTCCTTGTGGCTGACAGATCTCAATGCATTCAGTGAGAGCTATGAACTGTTTCTTGTTGAGCGACGGACGCGGGAAGCAGAGGCGGCGGCTGCGGGCGATTCCGGAGGCAAGGCGCTCAAGGCTGCCAAAGCAGCCACCAAGGCACCCAAGGCACCCAAGGCCACCAAAGCACCCAAGGCCACCAAAGCAGCCACCAAAGCACCCAAGGCAGCACTTACGGTACCCACGGCAGCCACCAAAGTACCCAAGGGCACCAAAGCATAAATGGTCTTTAATGTTTTTTTGTTAATTTCAATGTACGACGACGATGTTGCCGTCTCCGTGTTCCGCCAAACTGCTGTCGCTGGCCTTTTGGCAAAAATGTTGTTGCGTCTTCAGTATACACATTCCAATTCGCCAAAAATTGTAATTTTCTGTCATACGACGCCACATCTTTTAAATCAAAGGGTGTTGGATTGGACACAAACGTTGCTGCTTGCGCGGACCGTTGTTGGTCTGTGCTCAACTCTTTACCGAAAACGATACGGTCGATCTGGCGTGGCTCCAGAGCCGCAAGAACTTCGAGAGCAGCATTAAATTGAGTAAACATGAAATTGCGACTATGCTTTTGTTTCTGTGGTTGATAAAACTCGGCTTTGCTGGCTAAAAATCGACGTACATTGCCGTTAAGTTTGCGCGTAATTGTGTAAAAATACGGTACCAACGCCGGTTTCAACGTCCCGCCGATCTGGTTAAGATTGGCGAGAATGGCGGTTGTTGTCGCAATTTGGTCTTGGGGCGCGGTGTCGGGGATTTGCGGGACACTTGGTGCACGTGAGTTTGCACCGATGTTCGAACCACTTGATGTTGATGCACCGATGGAACCGTTGGAACCACTTGATGTAGACGCACCGACGTTGGAACCACTTGATGTAGACGCACCGACGTTGGAACCACTTGATGTAGACGCACCGACGTTGGAACCACTTGATGTTGTAGATGCACCGATTGAACCGTTGGAACCACGGGAGTTTGCAGCACCGTTGGAACCACTTGATGTTGTAGATGCACCGATTGAACCGTTAGAACCACTGGAACCACGGGATGAACCGCTAGAGCCGTTGGACCCACGGGATGAACCGTTAGAACCATTCGATGATGTAGATGCCGTGTTGGAAAAACTCGCACGTTCAAACTCCGAATTTGCGTAACTATTAAGATCTGAATCTCCTCGCAATTCTAACGCAATAGCCTTCAGAATACGCAACAACATACGGTCTCTCGCATCCGTGATGGATGTTGTTTCAGTACGATGGATCATTTCATTGATAATGTTCAATCTTTGCACGGGGTCTGAAGCACCTTTCAACAGAGTATCAATGGCGCGAGTTGTTGGAGTATTCATGTGTTCTTTACTAATTAAATTTAAAAGAGTAAGAACGAATGGATGAATTTGTTTAGCGGCGAGAAGAGCGTCGGGACTTGCTGGAGGACTTGCTGGAGGACTTGCGGTGAACGCGGCGCCGGGTGCGACGTCCGCCTCTTCTTGCACCAAGTGCCGAAGCGTTCCGAATTGCATTGAGGGCACTGGGAGGGGGAAGAGGAGGCGGCGACAAATTGCTGCTAGGAGGGGGAAAAGGAGGCGGCGACAAATTGCTGCTAGGAGGGCCACGAGGAGGGCCAGGAGGAGCATTGGAAACGCCCTCAGGATCACCCATACACTCAAATCGCAAAATTGCGTCTAACATCGCTCCAAGTTTATCACGAAAAGCTGTGTGCTGGTCACCAGACCATCGTGGAGCCGGATAAGTGCGAGCAATAAACTCGGTAACTTTATCTTCATCAAGAACTCCATTCGTCGTAAAAGGTGCAACAAGCGCTTTTGCTCGTCCAATTACGTCACTACACTTAATTACGGGGCGTCCGATTTCCTCAACTCCATCAATAAATATCTTGCGTTCTGAACTGGTTAATCCAGAAGAAGGCAAATATGCGTCTGCGATACTTCTTAACTGGCCAACGCCAGAGCTCCATGCGCTGGTGTTTGGTGCTGCCATTTTCTCTACTGTAATCACCCGTTTTAATTCGTCCCCCCTTTCAACTCAGTTTTAAAACCGAACAGGTTTTTGAAGAGCATTGGCGATTTTAAAAAAAGCGAGTCAGCGACTGTGTCTTATGTCCCTTCGACGACATAAACTCGGGCATTGGCAACGGTACCGGTGCAGTCTGAATATCTTTCAGATAAAACTTGTCCATGTGAATTGCGCTCAAAATGTCGGGAACGCACTTGTCCGTAACCATTTGATTGAGTTCCGCGATTTGGTCCGGAATATTGAAGGGTAAATTGCGCCCATATTCCAAATAAATACCTCGCATTACCGTCAACAATTCCTCCGCCTTTTGCGGATCAATTAAAAAAGCTCCCTTGGATCTATCGAAGACCTCTCGGCGAATTTTGTTTTGAATAATTGTAACATTTGCCGGGGAAAAGTATGCGCGGTTCAACGGTGTGGATTCCCAGTTTCCTCGAATTGCATCGTCTGCCTCGCTTGCGCCGACTTCGGTTCGGTATCCAAATCCGGGTAGTTGGTCCACCGGTCCCGATGCACAAGACCGGGGATTCGTCAGGTTAATGCGACCGTTGGGAACAAATGCCATCCGTGTCTCTACCGTCCATTTTTCATTTCTATTCCAAATTCACCCGAACAAAAAGTATGTTGCGCATTTCACTTCGCATTCGATCGGTTTTTATAATTGCTATAGGACTCCTTTATGCTTTCCGCAACCGACGGGAACGACGAGACTGACGAGAACGACGGGAAGAACGACGGGAAGAACGACGGGAAGAACGACGGGAGGATCGACGGGAGGAACGACGACCACCTTCAATGTTCATACCCACAACCCGCGAACGAAGCGTATTAATCGCCTCTCTCAAATGATATTTCGCATCATCAAGTTCCACGCACTGTTCAACAGACCTCACGGTGTCAGAAATTCCACCATTCAACTCATCCAAAAACTCTTGCAACTGTGTAATATTTTCAATTGTCGGTTCATCTGCAACCTCGCGCAAGGTATTGCCAACGGAGTTGAAAAAATGCGGCGCCAATTGGTCTTCATCATTCGAATGCTCAAAAAAATTCGAGTCAAAAAAGTCAATGGCATTTGCAACGGGATTCATGAACAAATTTGGCATTGTTTCTAAAAGAAGAACATGTTTTAAACTCGCAAATGCTCATCAAAAAACCGAGCGGGTTTTTAAATCGCAAATTGCAGTCCCGCAGTTCCGTTCGTCAAAATGAGAACATTCATGCTTTCAACATACACCGTAAAGTCAAACGTATACGAGCCTCGTGGGTCCAACGGATTCGGTTCAACTTCCAGCTGTATTTCTCTGAAACGTGAAAAGTTCAGTGCACCGGACGGTTGGCTGTGGTCGGACGCATGCAGCGCAAACGGAATGTGATAGAGTGGACCGAACACCCCCGTGCTGGACCCAACATTCGCATGATACGGTGTTTGCAGCGCGTAAAAGTCCGCCGGTTTTTCTTCAAACAGGTCCGTGCCACCAAGAATGAGCCGCGCAGATTTAAGAACCGACGGTTCTGCGTAATAATTAATCAAACGGCCCGAATTGACTCCGCCCCCCGTTAGTGGCCAAAAGGGCGGCTGCGACCGATTCTTCCAGTTGCTTAAATTCACGTAATCATTCCGTTGTGCAACAGCATCGGAACGCCGGCCGAAAAACACAACTCGATGCGCCAAACCGTAGGATTCGAGTGTAAATCTCTGACGTGACTGAACACTCGGAAATTGGTACAATTGTACCTGGTGAACCAACGTGCGGATTTCGCGCTCAACAAACATGGTTTCCAGATTTTTGGGCAAATAAACAAACGTGCCCTCGAGACGCGCGTCCAAATTGAAACGGATGCGTGCCGGTGTGGGAACCGTCGAATCCGTAAGAAACCGTTGAAAATAACCATTTGGATCCAAATGGAGGTAATAATTGTTTTGGAGCGTCAAATTGTCAAACGGTGAAGGGCTAACGGTTGGATTGTATGCCGTAGGAAGAGCCGTGTCAATATCGAGGGCTTGCCCCCAACGCAACGGTTCTCGCTGCGTCTCGACGTCCATAATTCGATACAATTCACGCAAGGGGCGAAGTGTAATTTGAATTTCTACTTGCTGTAGTTGAAGAGCCGTTAGGGGCAATGCACATCCTGGCTCACTAAACCACAACGGGAGAGGCACACGGAGTTCACGACCCACAATGCTTGGAGCCGTTGGTCCACCACTGGGATCTACGACGTTGTGTGGATAGGAGCCACGCCCGTAAATACCCTCTTCAGGCGTGTGCAGTTCTGGAACGTCGCCGATCATCACGCGCCATTTGGCGTATGCATCCGCGTCTAAATCGGAGGCCGCGCGGATTGCGATCCATTCGCCGGGAAATTCCTGAACGCGTGTGCCACCGATAAACACGGCCACGCTGTCGATAATGAGTGCGCCGAGCATGTGTATCCAACGGAAGGATGGTGTTGCGGTATCCACGATTTTGCTGTAAATGTCGGGAATACGGAAAATGAATGTCAAGTCCTTGAGCAGCGCGGCGTTGCGTGGAATCATAGCGCGAAGGTGTATGGGGCGGTCCATGTTTAATTCGTTGCCACCGTCGAGACTAATGGTAATGGATTCTTGAGCGAAATGTGCGTATGTTTTGAAAACTTTGTAAAAATGCGTGAAACTGGGTTGACCGCTGACAACGGAATTTTGATTTCCCCATCCAACGAGAGCCATTTCACCACCGCCGGGCATTCGTCCTCTACCGTCGCGCATTAAATCACGTTTTGGTACATGTGCCGCAGTGGAAAAATTGACACCCCCATGGTGACCGCTGCTGGATGTCATGGAAGAATATATGTATGGATTCGAGCAACCCGACGGAATTGTATTGTATCGTAGGGTAAAATGCCATCGGGGTAATTACTTAGTTTGGAATCCACGGCAAATTGTTCGCGACAACGTGCTAACGGATGAACCTCATGACATTGCGTCATCCTTTGAGGCGTTTTTCGCACACGACAATGGCACTCTGAATGGATTCGTCTTGTCGCGTATGGATGGGACTGTGTTTGCCAGATCTGTGCGGTTTGATATTGAGCTTACAATGGTTGTCGTTTAATGACGGCTGTCGAAAATCATTTTTGGCGGAAAATGTACTTGCGGTCTACCGTTTGAAATTACTGACGCGAAGGTCGAGTTCTTTGAGAACGTCGAGTACGACGATTACCGCCAGAAAACATCTCACGAATTTCCTCCGTTTTCCCATAATATCGCCGCTAAATTTCGCAGACCAGGGCCAAATCTCGGTACTTTTGTTTAAATCCGTTTGGTCTCAATTCGGGCAAAAAAGTACAGGCAAAAAGTACCTACCGTGGGGCCTGATTCGCAGACGGGGGTCCGCTAAAAGCAATCGCATCACCATCCATGATTGCATTTTGAATTGCACCTTCACGAGGATCCGTCCGCGAGCAGCATTTGTACTATATCTGTGTGTCCATTTTTACTTGCGTCATTAATCGCTTGATTTGTAGCAGGGTTAATACGGCCGTCTTCGGACGAACACTTAATGTATTGCCGGTGTTAACGGCCTCTAAAAACATTTCGTTCGTTAATTTTAATTTTGAAAGATAAACTATTTCACCTGCATCCTTTAGCATTTTTTCAATTTCGTTATCAGATAATACCGGATATTTCAAACCGTTGCGACATGCATTCATGGCTTCCATAATCCAAACGCACGCGCTCTAAAACTGGAATTTTGGCAGTTGTTGTCCGGTGCACATAGTCATGTCCGGGACTTCAGCTTGCTTCCAATCTTCAGCCGCAAGTGCTGTAAGGTTTTCAATCACACTATCAATTTTTACAGCTTTTTCAACGTAATTAGCACGTGAGACATTCATGTGCTATTTACTTAAACTTTTGAAATCAATTTAATGTTGTCGTCGAGTTTTACGATGAGAATGACGAGAATGACGAGAATGACGAGAATGACGAGAATGACGAGAATGACGAGAATGACGAGAATGACGACCACCCGTTTTAGAATTCGGTTCAGGGCCTGTTTTGGACCCTGCATTGGACCGTGCATTGGACCGTGCATTGGACCCTGCATTAGGTCCCAATGCAAAAAAACTGCGGTTTGTACGACCAGTATTTTGATTTAAATTCGAATGCGGCTCCGACGGCTCCTTGAACGAATTCATTCGCTGCAGCCTTGGACGAGAGTTTGACATTTTCCTACAGTCATCCGTGAAAAAAGTTAGGCCTTGTAATACGTTACCCACCAATCATCCGCCAAATACGGGGGCAAATTCTGACTTGCAGATACAAGTTTGGATGACGGTCCCGCTCGCACCATGCGGTCAATTTGTTCATAATTAAGCGCGAACGCATTGTATTGGAGTTTGCTGATTAAACCCGTTGCCGGACCCACAACGACAAACGGGTCATCCTTCGAATACGCCGAATCGCTGAAACTTTCCGTTTTAAACACGTACACGTCGCCGTAATTTTGTTTCGGAACGGATTTGAGTGTCATACGGTGTGCCACATTGCCGTTGATGTACACGTCGACATTCATGTTGCGGACAAGAATAGCCAAATGGAAGAATTTGCCGATAGGTATATTGGGAATTTCGCACCGGGTATTCCATGCACCGGCTTCATTCATGACCACGACCAACGTATTCTCATTGTTGCGTACAAAGACGCCGGGACACATCAACGGTTTGTATACGGAACTGCCCTTATGAAAAATGTGGCGAAGACCGTCTCCAGTGCCCTGAAACGTAGACTTGTTAATCAGCAAGTAGCAAGACCACGAAAATTCCAATCCACTTGGCGCATTGACAGATGGATAGATGGTTTTTGAACCCCGTTGGTTCGGGTCTTGATACAGCACTTGTGGGCCATCATACAAATTCGGTAACAGCTCCGTGGTGGCCTCTGAATAGGTGGATAATACCATTGCAAAATTATTAAACATCACCATGCATGAATACACAATAAACGCGACAAACACAACTTGCAAAAGCTGTGCGAACCCTGTAGTTCCAATTGTGTATGTATACACCTTGCGTGCGACATCCATTCTCCTCCTTCTGTCGATTTTCACATGCGCCGCGTCAGCATTGCATCACCTTGACCACCGCCTTGACCACCTTGACCCCTTGACTCCCACATGCGATGTGCATCACCTTCCGTAAATGTAACGTTCAGATTGAACAAACGCCCAATACGCGCAAACAGTGGATTTCGAGATTGAACAGGCCCCATTTGGTAAATTGCATACACGACATCGGGAGTGAGCTGTTGGCTCCACATTTGAACAGACGAATACAGGCCACCAAATCCGCCGGACTCACCCAAGCGCAAACGCAGCTTTTGACGGGGAACATTGACAACATTCTCAAGCACACATGAGCGCGTAAGTTTGCCATCCATATAAACATCCAATACTCGGCCACTCACAACCATGGTTAAGCACACCCACCGTTGAACCGGAACCTCCCGTATGTCACACGGAGATGATGTTGGGTCCGAGAACATTGTCATGGATGTTTGCTGATTGAGCAGAGCTTGCAAATTTGATTCGATTGTAATGTCGGGGCCTTGTTCAGCACCTGGAACTTGTTCACCGTGACCACTTTTAACCGTGTTGGCCCGAATCATGAGACCGTTTTGCAGTGGCGTAAGAACACCCGTAAGTACGCTTGTTGCATGCGGATTGGGTTGATCGGGGCTTAGCGCAAACAAGAATTTGTTGTTAGCAACACGGTAATTCCAGTCATCAATGTAAATCCACATGGACAACGTCCAATCACCGCCTGTATAAATGGGGGGCACTGTGGTGCTCTTCATGACAATGGGTTTTCGTGCATCTGCCTCGCCCGGGATAAACACCGTATGGTCCACTTGTTCCGACGGATACAAATACGTGTAGAGGGTAAACACCGCAAAAACAAGCACTGCGCAAAAAACGATTCCACCGATGAGGCCGCCATTCTTACGGGCGAAGGTGTTTGCTTGTGCCAGTGCGTCGGACATCTCTATGGCGTGTCGAGAATTTGATTGCGCGCATTTTCAGTGTTTTTTTCAAATACACACGGTATGCAATACATTGATCCCATTGTTGTGTGGACGGGGTGGTTTCGCATTTCCCCGGTGACAACTGTTTTATTGAGTTTTATTGGGATGTTTGTGTTTATTGTCGGAATCAAAATTTTTTGCGATATTACACTCGAGTGGATGAAAGACTGTGTTGGGTGGGATTCCGCTGCACCCGTATGTTCCCCCGTGAAAGTCGCTGCACCCGTATGTTCCCCCGCGAAAGTCGCTGCACCCGTTTGTTCCCCCGCGAAAGTCGCTGCACCCGTATGTTCCCCCGCTAAAGTCGCTGCACCCGTATGTTCCCCCGCTGAAGTAGCTGCACCCGTTTGTTCCCCCGCTGAAGTCGCTGCACCCGTTTGTTCCCCCGCTAAAGTCGCTGCACCTGTTTGTTCCCCCGCGAAAGCACCCGTATGTTCCCCCGCTTCATCCAAAATGGCTTCCGTTTGCCCACCCGCTTCCGCTAAAGTCGCTGCTTCCGCTGTTTCCAAAAGTGTTCCCGATGGAATTTTATGACCCCGGGCCCCATTAAAGTTATCCATCGAACAACAGCTTCTCGTTTCCGCGTCCCGACCTTTTAAAAAACAACCGCGCTGGTCTGTAGCGAATGGTCCCACCCTCAATGGAATTTATTTTAATCATTCTCGGCGTTGTTCTCGTTTTCGCGGGAGCAGTCTATTGGCTGTTTAGCTTAAATCAAGTTGTTCAGAAAAAGACTGCGCTTCTTGAGAGTTCTCTTTTAGAAATGCGTCAATTGATGCCGCAAGCACCGACATATGCGCCTGTTTCGGAGCCTGTTTGTGTTTCTGAGCCTGTTTCTGAGCCTGTTTCTGAGCCTGTTTCTGAGCCTGTTTCTGAGTTACCCACTGAAGATTGGGATGAGTTGCAGCCTGGCGGGCGCATTGTGCTCGATGATTCCGATGAAGTGCATCAATATCCCGAAGTCCCTGACGCTCAGGCTCAGGAAGCCCACGATGTCCAGGAGGAGGCTCAGGAAGCTCATGAGGAAGCTCACGAGGAAGCTCACGAGGAAGCTCACGAGGAAGCTCACGAGGTTCAGGAACTCCAGGAAGCCCACACGGTTCAGGAAGTCGAAGAAATCGATGCACCGGTCGTTTCCTCCTTGGACGGCATGACACAAAAGGAATTGCGCAAGCTCGCCGAAACACGCGGCATCCCGAACGCAATGTCGTTAAAAAAAAAGGACCTACTAATTCTTCTCAAGAACGCAGTGCAAGTTTCTCCCGAAGCGACATTGGACCTTATGATGGACGCTCCAACGCTCTAAAACCGCGTGCCAGTGAGGATTTAGAAGAGCAATTGCAATCTCTAAAAATCACTGCCGCTCTTCAAAAACCTCGCCGAAGCTCGGTTTTAAACATCAAGAATCAAAATCGATTGAAGACTGTAGAATGGCACGTGTTGTACATCCGCATTTTCCCGGATCACCAGCTCGCATGTCTGATGGGCGATTGTTTACCGAATTTAATCCAACCTGTAGCAATTCTCGACAGCAAATGATTCAAAAAGGTGAACAATATCGTTCCGCGGATCGGTCGACTGTAGCAATGCGAGCGGGTACGAACGTGTGTGCAGACACAATGGTGCCTGAATTATACAAACGGATGTATCGGTGGGATGGTCCCGTTGGCCAATTTGTGTCACACCCTGCTGGAATTGGCACAGGGCGCATGTATTTGCCAGGCCGACCCGATTTAATTACGGGAGATCCGGATGCACTCGCTGCGGCGACATGTCCATTTTGGCCAAACACAACTATGACGCAACAATGTCCTGTGCCAAAGGTTCAAACGGTGCGCAATCGTTATTCTGCCCCGTATGGAAATTAAGTGTAAGAAACCCATGCAAGAAACCCATGCAAGAAACCCATGCAAGAAACCCATGCAAGAAACCCATGCAAGAAACCCATGTTTTAAATATGATTTGTTCGAAATCATATTTAAATCTAACACCGCTCATTTAAAAGTGCGGAAATCCAACAATGTTGGCACCCAAACCAAAGCCGGCACCCTGGCGAGCTGAAAGACCAATGCTCGGGGCTAACAGGTCAAGCAGTGCAAACACAACGGCGGCAATTATGCCGATGGACAGAATTTCCTCAAGGTCCAGTTTCTTTTGCGGGATAATGAAGATTGCGAGTGCAACTGCAAGGCCCTCCAGAAAATATTTGACCGCACGCATTACGAGCTCGTGAATCGTAAAACTATCCATCTTTTCTAACGTATGTAAAGGATTTTCGAGGACGTCTAAAGCCCGGGATTTACTTGAAAAGCATAAATGGCAACTGACGCACCTGCTGCTGACGCTTCCAAGCCGACGGTGTATCTGGAGGCAGACGACGAGCTTCGCGGTCAGAAGTTCGTGTGTTTGAGTTTCTTGACGCCAAACCGGGGTTTATTGCGCGACAAGAATCATTTCTTTTTCAGCGAATTCCTCAACTTTTACGCAATGGATTTCAAAGTGCGTGCAACGGAGGGATTTTTGCTTGGACAGATGAGTCAGCTGCAGACCACATTGTCAGAAATCGAAATGCGCCTCATTAATAGTTCTGCAGAAACGGCAACGGCGAATCTCCGTGAAGAAGGTGCAGCAATTCAGGCACTTCGCGGCAAGCTGAGTCAAACGGTGTCCGCGGATTTGGATGCCTTTGTGCGCGGAAATATGTCGGATTTTAAGGAGACGGATATCGTGGAGTCCTTTGAAAAATATATGGCGTTACACCGTCAGCGATTGGAGGATGAATTTCACAAGATGAAGAATTTTCAGACGAGCATGCACGGGCTCAAGATCCGGGGTGTGTATCCCACACGCGAACAGGCAGCCGCGCGAGCCAAGGCGCTGAGCAAAAAGGACCCGTATTTTAATGTGTATGTCGCGGATGTTGGCGAGTGGCTGCCGTGGGATCCGGAGCCGGATGAGGTTGAGGAATCCGAGTATGATGAAAGCACACAGCAGGGCAACAAGCTAAATGAGTTGATGAAGGCGTACAAGGAAAATGCGGATAAGAAGAATGCGCTGTTTGAGGAAGAGCGGCGACAGAAAGTTGCAGCAGCGGCAGAGGCGGCACTACGGGTTGAACGGTCTGCTTCTGCGGTGGCTGCGGCGCGTGAAGCTGCGGGTGAAGAGTCGATTCCTCGGGGGCTCGGTGTCGCAGGAGCAGAAAGCGGTGCAGGAGCAGAAAGCGGTTATGGTGGAGTGTTTGAAAGCGTCGGAGACCTTGCGATTCAGCGACGAATGGAGGCACACAGTGTGCCTGGTGGTGTGAGTGCTGGTGGTGTGAGTAGTGTGCCTGGTGGTGTGAGTAGTGTGCCTGGTGGTGTGAGTAGTGTGCCTGGTGGTGTGAGTAGTGTGCCTGGTGGTGTGAGTGCTGATGTTAGTGGTGTTGAAATCGCAACGGTCGATTAAAGAATCCATACGTTTTAAATCAAAATTATTAAGAATAGTTTTGATTTAATTCAGTTTTTAGAGCCCCGTAACGTAAGAGCCCCCTGTTATTCCTTTTTGTGGATTGTCAGCGCATATCGACGACGCACACCATGGCTGCCATCGAGCTCATCGCCCTCATCGTCATCGGGTGCAAAGTTCGCCGGGTGCGACCAATACTTGGGAAGACACGTCTTAAATTCCGGATGCATTTCGGCCTTGTACCAAAACACTTGATCCTCAATCTTGCTGCTGGACGACGTGTTGTCGATAACAAGACATTCAAAATTTTGCGTGCACTGATCCATCACTTGACAGAACGAATCAAAGTCGGGGAACATGCCTGCATATTGGCGCCAAAGACGTTCGCGATTTGACATGATACTTTCACGATAAATGAACACATAGTCAATATTCGTGCGCAAATTCGGCGGTATACCCATTGCATATTGAAGCGCAATGATAAACATTGTTTTAATGTGGCGACCATTCATAAACAAGAAACGAGTGCCGACATCTCGTGTCCACTTGTCATCGTGCAAACAATCGTCCAGAACAAGAAAATTCCGCATGTCCATGTTCGATGTTCCCGTTTCAGCAAGTTCTTTATCGAATTGTCGTTTTATGAGAGTTTGGCGCTTAATGATATTCGCAATAATAGCCGGATTAAAGTCGCTGTGAATGAACATTTTTGGTACAAAATTACCATAATGCCGACTTACACTCTCTGTGCCGGAAATGATGGTTCCAGACGGAAATGACCGATGATGAAACAATAAATCGGCAATCAAATTTGACTTTCCAACTCGCCGTTTTCCAATCGCAACAACCACACTATCCTGTTTCATACCCTTCACATCAAACTTACGGAGTTTAAGGTTCAATTTCTTTGTACCACCGGGTTGTGCCATTTCTTCTTGATTTAACGCGCGTTTTTTTTAGAGAGATGCGGTTACCCGTTCCTGTATCAGGGGTAGTGTTGGATAAATATAGCCGGAGCTTAAACGAAACTTAAGTACTTGCTGCATGTTAAGCTCGAATTTTAATTCTAAACTAAGCTGGATTGAACTTGTAAACTGACATGCACACTATGGGG